TCACTACAGATTGTTGTAGTAAATGTTCGGATAGAGTTTTAATGGAGGCAAAATGAATGAGTAAATATGAAACATGTGACATTTGCAAAGGTAACATTGAGCATCATGTAGACGAGAAGACAGGCAAAACGTACTGGACGCACGGACACAATGCAGACCCAGTATTAAACGGCCGCTGTTGCGATACTTGCAACGATTGGGTGCTTGATATGAGAATGACCCAGATGGCGACTAAACGGGAACGCGATCTATTATCAAAGTTTGATACAAAGGTAACGCTTGATAGTATGGCTAAATATATCATTCAAAGCAGACGCAAAGCAGTTAAAGAGGAAATTACAAATGGCGAGTAAATATCAAAAGCGGCATTATATCGACATTGCAAAACTTCTTAACAGACATATAAGCGAGGGTGTATCACCAGTCTTGATTGATAGCTTGGTTTATGACTTCGTAGCAATGTTCGGGCGTGATAATTCGCTATTTCGTGCAGATACTTTCAAACGTGCTGTTTATGACGGTTCAAGTGTTGACCTATCAGCAACAGTACATATTCCATTCACAAACTATTAAAGGATAAAAAATAATGACCACAATATCAGACGACACACTAATAACCCTAGTTGATGATGACACAACAACAGACCCAAACGAATTAATGCGTAAAGGTCTGGAAAGTGCATCTAAACTTGAAACCACTTACACTGATAAACCTGCGTCCATTGGTTTTGTGATGGGTGAGTGTTTGGACGTTAAAGACGAGATCAACCGCTTATCATTAACAGTCAGCCAGTTATCAACAGTGACAATGTGCAAATCAGATGTTGATAAAGCAATTAAAGCATATAACGCAGAATGGCTAGATCCACAGTTAAAGCAAATCAACAAAACACTAGACATGACACGAGAACGCGACATTGCACTACTTAACAATCGCTATGATCATTTAATCAAGATATTGGATAGAATAACGCTAGGCGGTGCAATCATGTTTGGTGTTGCAATGTTTACAGTTCTATTTCTAGAGTATTTACAGCCATAATTAACAAGTAATTCTCCCTAGTAAACTTGGCCCCAATGTTAACGCATTGGGGTTCTTTTTATGTGCAGGGTAATAACTCTGTTAACACTGTAAGGCGTTGCAATGATTGGACAGTAGCCTAGTTATTGGTGTTCAAATTGTACGCCATGCCACCCTCTACACACTTAAATAAATGTTGTTGGGTTAATCTTGCGACATATAGTACTTCGCGGAACACTATAGAGCAGTCTAAATCATAGGCGGTTGGTTCCCCCTTATATAGATTATATAGTTGGCTCTATGATGTTGCGCGAGAGTGGAAGCCAAATAGGGGGGCAAGGGACACTACCCGTAGCCCCAGCTTTATACTCACAGCCGCTAATAATTTTATATTTTTTAAGGGATTTTGGATGTTAACACTTATAGTCATGTCTATGGCTGATTACATCTAATCTATGTAGTCTCCATTTCTTGACAACCTTATAGACTATGTAGATAGGTATTGCACCCTCTGCAGTGTTATACACTATTATACACCTCCTCACAGTTTTGTCAAGTACTAAATATATTTTATTTTAATATTACTACATTATTTACTTGACAACATCCATATATGGTGTATAATGGAAGGTAGCACTAATGTAGAAAACAGTTTATATTCTACCAAACCTTACAGTATATACAAATCTGGAACTTGAACGTTACTTCTACTTACTGCTACGAAATTACACAAGAGTTTGCGTAGGCAACATTCCTCCTCCCTAATACTAGCGCAGTTCGTAAGCCGCCTACTTGCATTAGGTTTAAGAGAGAGCTTTGGTTGCCTACGCAATACCCTATCTACTACAAGGTCACATTAGATTGAGTTTACCATCTACTACACAAAAAGACAAGAGAGAACTAACACCAAAGCAAGAGAAGTTTCTTAATGAACTTATGACTAATGGTGGTCACGTTAAGAATGCTGTTGCTGCTGCTGGTTACAAAGAACAGTCTCGTAGTTGGTTAACACGATCACTACGTGACGAGATAATAGACAGAACACGCAACATGCTTGCTACTAACTCTGTTAAAGCTGCAAGTCGAATAGTAGAAGGTCTGGACGCAGATGGTACAACCCCTCTTAATCAAATGGATCACAGACTTAAGACCGCAGAATCCGTACTCGACAGAGTGGGTCTGGGTAAAAAGCAACAAGTCGAAGTGGAGGCAAACATTATGCACGGCATTATCATGCTTCCTTCCAAAGAGAAACAAAAAGAAATAATCATAGATCAAGAGGAAGAAGTGTAGTGATCATACTTACAATCATTGCCTACACTGTATTGACTGTAAACATCATAGACATTGCAAAGGTAATGAACTAATGGCTGAAAAGAAAAAGGATATACTGGCAGAACAAGTAGATGGTTATCAAGTTTACCAAAGTAGTCCTAATATGCTTAACCAAGCTGGTCTTGCTGCACATCAACAAGGAAGCACAAGTGGTATAATAGCTAATTTAGCTACTAGCTTTGGCGACAGTGATCACGCTGTAGCAACAAGACACGGTATAAACATAAGAAAAGAGTTAGCCAAACAAGGGAAATTAGGTGGCCTTTCTGGTACTGATGTTGAGCCACTAATACCACCAGATTTAGGTGGCTTTCCTTTAAGTAGACATCCTATATATGATCCGAAACCTACAAAGAAGAAGAAGAAGGCAAAAAAGCCTAAGAATAATAACAAGAAGAAGAAGTATAGTAACCCTCCTTGGAAACCAAAGGGCAATTTAAACTAATATGGCTCGACCAAAGCTGAAACCTGGAGAGAAGGGTCGTTACCACGTATCTCGCACAGTACAAAAGAAACGTGAAGTACAAAGAGAGCTAAAGTCTGCAAAGAAACGGCAAGACACTGTAATAAAACGAATAGAAAAGCTCAACAACAAAGAGCAAGACCAAAAGAAAGGTCTAAGTTTAGCAGGAAGTGGCGGTGCAACCACTGAGGAGTTCGTAAAGACACTTCCTAAAGACATAAGAGACTCAATAAAAGACAGCACAGAGATCATCTTTACACCTAACAAGGGTCCACAAGTTGATTTCTTGGCAGCACCAGAGAAAGAAGTGTTATATGGTGGTGCTGCAGGTGGAGGAAAGTCCTTTGCCATGCTAGTAGATCTACTACGTTACGCTGGAAACGGAAACCACAGAGCCTTATTGCTACGTAGGACGTTATCAGAGCTAACAGAGCTAGTAGATCAGTCAAGAAAGTTGTATCCAAAGGCATTTCCTGGAGCAATCTTTAGAGAATCTAAGAATACTTGGTCCTTTCCAAGTGGCGCAACAGCGTTATTCAGCTATGTAGATAAAGATACTGACGTTACACGTTATCAAGGACAAAGTTTTACGTGGATAGGGATAGATGAACTTGGACAATACCCTACTCCTTATGTTTGGAACTATCTTCGTTCACGATTAAGGACAACAGACCCAAACATAGAGACATATATGAGAGCATCTGCCAATCCTGGAGGTATAGGAGGTTGGTGGATCAAGAAAATGTTCATAGACCCTGCAGTTCCTAACGATCCTTACTGGGCTACAGACATTGACACTAAAAAGATACTAAGATATGGGCCTAATCATCCGTTACACGCTAACAAGCCTCTATACCAACGTAGGTTTATACCTGCAAGATTAACAGATAACCCATATTTGATGGAAAGTGGCGAATATGAAGCAATGCTTCTGTCACTTCCAGAAGTAGAACGAAGAAGACTACTAGAAGGTGATTGGGATGTTGCAGATGGTGCAGCATTCTCAGAATTTGAAAGACATAAGCACGTTGTTGAACCTTTTGAGATACCATATAACTGGCCTAGACTACGAGCAGCCGATTATGGTTATGCTGCTCCTAGCTGCGTACTCTGGGGTGCAGTAGATTGGGACGGAACAATATGGATCTACAGAGAACTGTACGCTTCTGGCTTTACAGGCGAAAGATTAGCTCAGACTATTAACGCCCTAGAAGAAAATGACCCATTAATGCAGATATCTGTACTTGATGGAGCTTGTTGGTCAAAACACGGTACAGGACCAAGCATAGCAGAGTCTCTTATACGTAATGGTGTACGATTTGTACCAGCAGATAAGCATAGATTGGCTGGTAAGATAGAATTACACAGAAGACTTGCAATAAATGAGCGTACAGAGGAACCAAAGCTAAAGATGTTTTCTACTTGTACAAATCTAGTAAGAACGCTACCTACTCTTCCGTTATCAAAGACGAACAGTGAAGATGTAGACACAAAAGCAGAAGATCACGCTTACGATGCACTAAGATACATGTGCATGACAAGACCTACAGGTTTACCACAACATAACCTGTTCAACCAGATCAAAAAAGAAACGTTTCAACCAGCAGATAGTGTATTCGGTTACTAATAATGGCAGACACAGGTTTTATAACTAATCCTTCAGATAAACTTTTACAAAAAATATCAGATGAAACTGCTACTATCCGCGAGTTTCTTGAAGCAGGGTATAACAATTTATCCGAAAGTAAAAAAGAGAAATACCGTCTAAAGTCTGTGCAAAAACGAGGACTCTTAGACATACTTAAACAAATTAAGAATAAGGATGGATCTCTTCGTTATGATGTAGATAAAGTTAAGTGGGTAGACATATTAAATGATAATGAAGTGGCGTGGCTTCAGATTGATCCAGCTACAGACGAAGGATTTTTTAGAAAAATACTTACTATTGAAAATGAAGTTCAAAGGTTATA